ATGTTATGGTATATCCGCTCCCCGGCGCGGCAGCCATAAGGCTCCTCTCTCACCCAATCTTTTGACCTCTCAGGCCGCCGCGTCGGGGAAATTGCACCTGAGAGAATTGATATGGAGAAAGTTCCTGAAAACCCCAGGCCCAGGCTACGAAAGGCAAATTCCCTAAAAGGTGTAAGGGTGCCCGGAGGTTACTATCTGCGCCAAATGCGGGATTTTGAGCCAGACGAATTGAAGGCGGCGCTTACCCAAGGCCTGGAAGATGAGATCGCCATGATGCGCGTGGTGATCCGGCACGTGTTTGCTGCCGCGCAGCACGCGGATGCAGATCTGGTGGGTTGGTCAAAGACGTTAGGGATTTTGGGAACAGCCTCCACCCGCCTGGCGCGCTTGCTACAGATCCAGAAGGGATTGGATAAGACTGAACCGGGGATGAACGCGGCTCTCTCACAGGCTTTGTCCGAGGTGGTGGAAGAGATGGGATTGCATTGAAGGTTGCCTCCGGGATTGAGAAGGAGCTTAACAGGACCGTTTCCGAACTGAGGATGAGGTGGATTTGTATGACTGAACCAGACGAAATCCAGGCTGCACTGATCGCCGAGCAGTTTAAGCATGCCCTAGACCTGCAGCAGGCTAAGATCGATATTATCGCCGCTGAGCTCGACCACCTCAAAGAGTTCTATGGCCACCGGCTTATCAATATCGAGACCAGGGAATCTGATCACGAACAAAGATTACGCAGCGCTACTGAAGGGGTAACCCAGTTCAAGACCTGGTCAGGATTGGCCTCAGGAGGCTCTTCCATCGTATCCATCATTGCCCTGATCAAGTCCTTTTTGGGCGGGTGATACATGAATGGATCCAAAAATTTCCGCGTTCAAGCTTACGCTCAAGGATGTTTTGCTTTTTGCAGAAAAACTGAGCCGCCTCCGATTGCGCGCCTATCAGCAAGTTGTAGCACAGGCGATCGTGGATTCGGTCACCCAAAAGCGCGGCCTTTCTTATGTGATTGTCTTTCCCCGGCAATCCGGCAAGAACGAATTGCAGGCGCAGATCGAGACCTACCTGCTTTACCTGTACTCCCAAATCGAGAGCGAGATCATCAAAGTGTCGCCCACCTGGAAACCGCAATCCCAAAATGCCATGCGCCGGCTCGAGCGAGTTTTGAGAAGCAATTCGATATCCAATGAGGCATGGATGAAAGAATCTGGTTATATCTACCGGCTGGGTGCCGCCCGCATAATCTTTCTCTCCGGATCTCCGGAAACTAACATCGTTGGGGCGACCGCATCCACCTTGCTGCAGGTGGATGAAGCTCAAGATATCTTGATCTCGAAGTTCGATAAGGATATTGCCCCAATGGCAGCCAGCACAAACGCGACGCGGGTATTCTGGGGCACGGCCTGGGCTTCACACACCTTGCTGGCGCGTGAATTCCGGGCAGCCCGAGAGGCTGAATTGCAGGACGGCATCCGGCGCACTTTCTTGCTCAACTCAGATCAGGTGGCGGCGGAAGTGCCCAACTATGGAAAATTCGTTGCCGGTCAGATTGCCCGGCTCGGACGCACTCATCCCATGGTGCGCACCCAATATTTCTCGGAGGAAATCGATGCTGAATCCGGCATGTTTCCAGCCGAACGGGTCGCACTCATGCAAGGCAGCCATCCTGCGCGCCTGGCGCCTCAAACAGGGCGTATGTACGCATTTCTCATCGATGTCGCCGGTGAAGATGAAGCTCAAATGCTTGATTACGTCGCTATCGATGCCCAGGCATTATCGAATCCCCGCCGAGATGCCACAGCCTTGACCCTAGTGGAAGTCGACCTTAGCAGCGTTGCGGACGATTTGATCAAAGCTCCCACTTACCGGGTTTTGCAGCGCGTTGCCTGGATAGGGATCAAACATTCCCACCTGTATGGACGCCTCAAGGCATTGGCAGAACTCTGGCAGCCGCGATACGTTGTGATCGATGCAACCGGAGTGGGGGCAGGGCTGGCTTCGTTCCTGGATAAGGCTCTGCCTGGCAGGGTGATCCCCTTCATGTTCACCCGTACGACTAAGAGCAAATTGGGGTGGGATTTCCTGGCGGTCATCGACACGGGGCGATTTAAAGATTATTCCACCCTGGATGAGAATCGCCGGGCGTTTCTCCTGCAGCTTGCCCATTGCCAGAGTGAAATTATACCTGGTCCCGATCGCCGTATGAAATGGAGCGTTCCGGATGGAACACGCGATCCCTCCAGCGGGGGGTCCGTGCACGATGACTGGATTCTCTCTGCTGCGCTCTGTACGGCTTTAGAGGATGTCTCCTGGTCTGTCTCTGCTATCCCATTGCTGGTTCAGGCTGCCGACCCGCTGGATGCCATGGATAAGGAAAAGTTTTAAAGTGCGGAGTGGATAGTGAATGGATTTGGATGGTGCCAGATGTTGAAAATTAACCTTGAAACGAATGAGATATAGACTTATGTCTCTGCTTTCCTCCCTCACTTCTCGACTATTTGGCGCAGAGATTACCCGCCGCGTCAACCTGGCCGTGCGCGCCCTCGACGACCCCAACGACCGCCTCTTCACCCGCGACACCTACCCCCGCGACCGCCACGACTACGACCGCGACGAAGTCTTACGCGATGCCCTCGACGCCTGGAGATCCAACCCCCTCGCCCGCAGAATCGTAGAGCTGACATCGCAGTATGTTGTGGGTGGCGGCCTGGGTATCGAAGCCAAAGCCGAACGCACCCACCGCTTCTTACAATCCTGGTGGACTCACCGCCTTAACCGCATGGCGATCAGGTCCTTTGACCTGTGCGACGAGCTCACCCGCACCGGCAATCTCTTTATCGCCCTCTCCACCGATCCAGCCGGTATGTCTTACGTGCGCGCCATCCCCACCGCCGACATTCTCGAGATCGAGACCGCCCCCAACGACGTAGAACAAGAGTTCGTGATCTGGGAGAAAGCGCCGGATCTCCTCGCAGCTCCGCCCACCGGCGCGCATGACCCTGGACCACCTGACACGCATTCAACCCCCCAACCTGGCCCAGGCGGCTTTATGGGCATCCCCTGGACCGTCTACGACGAGCGCACAGACGGACCCGACGAGTTCAGCGCCTTTAACCCTGTCATCCTGCACTACTCCGTTAACCGCCCGGTCGGCGCCAAGTGGGGAGAGTCCGACCTCGCCCCCCTGCTTCGCTGGCTGGCTCGTTACTCCGCCTGGCTCGAAGACCGCGCCAGGCTCAACCGTTACCGCCAGTCCTTCGTCTACGTGGTAAAAGCCCAGTTCACCAACCAGGCTGAACGCCTGCAGCGCCAAGCCGAATTGAACGCCAACCCACCCAACCCCGGATCCATCCTGGTCACCGACGCCTCCGAAGAATGGAGCTTGCTTAACCCCATCCCTCGCCTCCTTCGAAGCCGCCGAGGATGGCCTTTCGCTCAAAAAGATGATCGCCGTGGGATCCGGAAATCCCCTGCACTTCCTGGCAGAACCCGAGAGCGCCACCCGCACCACCGCAGAGAGCGCCGGAGGCCCTACTTTCCGCCACTACGAGCAGCGCCAGCAATTTTTTCTCTGGCTGATCAAGGACTTGGCCCAGGTAGTTTTAACACGGCGCGCTACAGTCGATAGCAGAGTCAGCCCCAAGACCGAGATCTCTGTCAAAGGCACCGACATCTCCGCCCGCGATAACGCCGCCCTGGCCACAGCCGCCAACATGATCGTTGTCGCCTTCGCCAACCTGCGCGGCCGTGGTCTCATCGACGACGCCGAATTGCTGCGCCTCGCTTATCGCTTCGCCGGCGAAGTGACCGACGTGGAAGATATGCTTCGCCGTGGACAGGTAGCGCCCCCGGTCCCACCCGAGCAGCCCGGTTCCGCACCCCGCACGTCGCACCCCGGCAGTACCCTGCCGCCCGCACAGCCTTCTAACAACCCGCCCAACATCAAGGTCAACCCCATCAAGATCAACCCCGGCACCGGAGAACCGACCAATGCCGAATAAAGCTGTTAGCTGTCAGCTGTTAGCTATTAGCTTTTTCCCTTCGTGCCCTTTGTGTTTAAAGCCTTTTCTTAGGAGCAGCACATGACCGACCAACCGCAACCCCTAACTCCTAACTCACAGCAGGAAAGGATCTCCTTCTCCCTTGCTACGCAAGTGAGCGCCAGCGGCGAATTCGAGATTATCACCATCACCGCCGGCGACGCCAAAGGCTGGACCTTCCCCGCCCAGGTATTAGAAGCCTCCGTCCAGCTCTGGAACAATGTAGACTGCTTTATCGACCACGCCGGTTGGTTTTCCTCCGGTCGCTCCATCCGTGACCTGGCCGGCATCCTCACCGACGCAACCTGGAACCCCGAAAAGCAGGGCATTTCCGCCAGGCTAAAGACCCTCGGACCGGCCGCCGACATCGCCACCCAGCTCGGGCGCCAGATCTTGGACCCCGACGGTCCGACCCCCAACGTCGGCTTTTCCGCCGACCTCTCATTCAGCGCCATCAAGCGCGACGTTGTGAACATCATCAAAGTTCACAGTGTCGATCTTGTTTACTCACCAGCTCGCGGCGGCGCGTTCGTCCGAGCACTCAATTCAACACAAGGAGCTATCCAAATGACCGAAACCATCAACACCCAAGCCCCCGCGCCGGCTGCGACCCATCCAGACATCGAAGCTGCGCGCACCATTTTGAATGTCCAGCAGGAACAAACCCGCCTGGCCCAGGAAGCCGAGGAAGCCCGCCTGGTCCGGCTGCAAATGTGCGCCTTCCTGCTAGACTCCGGCCTCGCAGCTTCCAAGCTGCCCGCCGCCATGCAA